CAGCGGCCCGCCGCATGGGAAGGAACTGGCTGTAGAGGAAAGAAAGGGGACACTTCTAACGAGCTAAGCCAGAGGACATTTCTAACGAGGGTTGACACTCGCCCGCTCAGGGCAATGCAGTCGCCAGTCCCTTGATGTAGACTTTTGACCAACAGCATCACTCAACCGATGCGGGCGGCGGCGACGGTCCGAACAACCTCTAAGCCACCGCCCATTTTTTAAGAACAACGCGCCGTCTGCCAGGGCGCGGCGAAGGAGGTAGGCAAAATCACCGCGCCCGAAACTCAATGCTGCGTCGACCTCTTCCCGGCCCCGGCATGTTCCGGCTCATGGGGCTTCGCCTGGTTTGCGTCTTCGGCGGCGAGAACAGTCGGCGGCGAGGCGACGGAGGGAACCAGCTTTACCCGCGCCGTCGTCGACCCGGCCCCGGCGGCTTGAGTAGTCGCGGCAACGCCGACAATCGCGGAGATGACGACTAACTGTCCGCTGGTGACGCCGCCGGTCGGCGCGGTCACGGTAACGACATCTCCCGGCTGAATGAAATTTTTCATGATAATCCTCTCGAACTCTCAAGTGTGATCACTCCGTAGCCCAGAGCGCCGCTCGCCTTTTCCAGCTCCCGGTCGATCAGAGCCAAAGCCGTTGTCAGGTCGCCGCTCGTTTTGAAAACGACTCGCCCCAGTTGCGGCGTCTCGATTTCGCTCGACGGATTGCCCGCCGCCGCGACCAGCGCATCCCGCAAGTTCTGCAAATCATTCGACGTCATGGTTATGCCCCTGGATTCTTGTACGCGCCGACAGTCGAAATCGCGCCGCAGCCGAAGTCGAGGCGGCACAAAACCTCGGTCCCGTCGATATCGCTACCCTGAGCGAAGCCGGTGCGCGTTTCGACGTGCGGCCCCTCGTTGCCGGATAAGTACGAGTACTCGAGGACCGGCACCAATGCCGGATCACCGAAGATGTACCAAGGCAAAGTCTGCCCAGCGGCATCGAGGCGCGGATCAATCACCGGAGCGAGAGCGCCGGTAAACACGTTCGCGTTCGCAGTGGTCGCCGGATAGATCGCCGCCAATCCCTTTTCGGCGACCGTCTCTTGAGCCGCCGCGCAGAGCAGATATTTCGGATTGACCGCAATGGGTTGTCCGTTCTGGTTTACCGTTGTCCGCATCGCGAGTCGCGCGGCTGTCAGTGTCGTATCGCCGATAGCGCCGCCGGTCCCGGCGAGATTGCCATGTTGCGTCGAGAACAACGCAAAACCATCGGCCATCACCGGATTCGAGATCAGCAACGAGGCGAGCTGGGCGTTCTCGAACTCCGTCGCCTGCATGGAAAGCTCCGAAGCGATGTCCGAAAAAACGCTTAAATCATCATTGACGAGCGCCTGTCGGCTGATCCCGAAAACGGCGGCATAGGTCGCGATGGCATAAGACTCGGGCTTCACGTCGGGTTTGTCGACTCGCTTAAGTTCGCCGTTTTCATTGACCTTCGTCAACTTACCCATGGGACTGTCGCGGTAGCTGTGCTTATTGCGAAAGTCGTTCACTGTCCCGCGCCTCGCGAGCAGCTTTAAGCCAGACGGCGCTAGCGCGTACTGTTCGAGCAGTTGTTTATTGAACAGTTCCGCGAGAAAGTTCGAGTAATCGCTCGTCGTATGCAGTCCGATGGCCCGGTCGATGATCTCTCCATCGGACCCTAGCGAATTGAGCCCGCGTTGCCGTAGCAGTTCCCGCGCGATGTCCGCGAGCCGCCTCCCGTAGAGCGGCCTCGCATCGTCCCGCAATTTGATCGCGGGACAGACCCGATGCGCGATGGCATTCGCGGCGCGTTCGATGAATCCGTCGGTTTCATCGCGCGTCACTTCGATGGTGGTCCGCGAATCGATGCGCGGCGCGGCCTCGCGAACATGTTTCAAAAGCTCGCCGCGAGCGTTTTCGAGCGTCATCCCGTCGCGAGCGATGAGCCCGTCGATGAAATTGCCCGCGATGCCTAGCAATGCGCCGGATGCGCGGATCTGCGATTCTAGCGTCTCTTCCATGTTTCCTCCACTGCGGATTTTTGCGCCCTTATCGGCGGGCAAACTCACTAAGCTCAATTCGACTGGCGACCACCTGGTTGCGGTTTTGATCCGCGTCCCGTCGCTGGCCTTCTCGGTCTTGTACTCCTGAACGCGATAGCCGACACTGACGGAGCGCAGGATTCCCGAAGCGACGTCGCTCTCGATCCCGTCGTCAGTTGCCCGTTTCCCGAAACGTAGTCGCGCTACACCGCGTCCGTCGCCCACGGATGCGCTCTCGACAATCCCCAGGATCGAGCGAACGCTCCAGCGGTCATGAGAATCGAGCAATGGCCCATTGACGAAGTCGGTCAGGTTGACCGCTTCGGGCGACATCGAGAGCCGCTCGCGGTAGGGGCCCTTCGAAATCGTAGCGGGCGACCTCCGCGCCGGTCGAAAAGACCGCGTCGACGGTGTGCCGCTCGCCGTCATAGCTCGACGGCGTGAATTGGGCGGCGCGGGTGAGTAGTTCGGTCATGGCGCGGCGGTCGCCTCCGGTTGCTGTTGGCCTTGCACGGTTGTCTTCCTCGGGTCGGAATCGAGCGTGAGATTCAAGCGGTCAATGAGCGCATTATCGCGGGCGATGCTCTCCAAGACGATCTCCGAATTCCAGCCGGTTTGCGCGATGGCTTCCGATAGCGGCAACAGACCGGCGCGAATCTTCGCGATGGTCGATTGCACTTCCATGCGGGAATCAAACATCTCGACCGGCGGCTGAATCCAGCGCACGGGCGCGTCGACGATCTCGGCGGGCAATTGTCCGCTCGCCGCCATGATGCGCGTCCACCAGCTCCAGACGGGACGGTTGAACTGGTAGGTCAGGATGTTATTGCCGATTTGCTCGACGGTTCGCTTGAACGCGAGTAAGCCATGCCTACCGCTCGCGAAGGTGACACTGCCCAAGTCGCCCGATAGCAGTTCGTAGGGTACGTTCAGCGATGCGCTGATCGAGCGCAGTTGCGCTTTAACGAACGGATCGTATGCTGTTTCGACGGCGGGCGGCGATGTGAATTCGACCTCATCGCCACTTCGCAGGCGCATAAATCCACCGGGCTCGAATGCGGGCGCGTCGGATTGCTGATTTGCGCCCATGATGTCCGCGCCGTCTGGCGTTCGGACAAAGCCGCAAAAGAGCGCCGATGTTTTGGCTCGCACCAGAGCGGCTTCGTTGTAGGTGAGCAGCTCGTAGAGATTGAGCAACGCGGGCGCGAGCCAGGAAACACCTCGCTGGAATCCCGGCTGCAGCGGCGCGAACATGTGAATCACATTCGCCGCCGGTACTCTCACCGAAACCGGATTCAACGCCTGCGCGGGATGCTTCGCGTAAACCCAATAGGCGACTCTCTCACCGGGTGCGTTGTACTCAATGCCGTTCGCGATGTTTTGGTTGTTGTCGCGGCTCACGTCGAGAAATTCGCTCGACAAGACCTGGAGCTGGAGCGTCGGCCCCGGCTTGATGATGGTGAGCGACTCGCCGTCGATCAACGCGGCCTTGAACGCCTGCGCTTGGAGCCCGTAGAAATCGAAGATCCCGCAATAGTCGGCCATGTCCGTCCAGCGAGTCCAGAGCGAATGAGCGACCAAGGACTCCCAACGGATAGGACGTGCCTGTTCGTGATTGACGGTGCAAAAGCTCTGCGCACGGCCATCGACGAAGTGTTTGGTACTTCACAGCAGATGCAGCGATGCTGCAATCATAAACTGCGCAATGTGCTCGATAAGCTGCCCGATGACCAGTAAGGCCAGCCACTCAATCTGATGCGTGCGGCTTGGAAAGTCATGAGGCCGGAGGAAGGCGAAAAACGGCTGGAACAGTTAGCGCGATTCCTGGAGCGCGATCACCCCACCGCCGCGACTAGCTTGCGCGAAGGAATGGCGGAAATGTTCACCTTGCAGCGACTGAAGCTTTTTCCCTCGCTATACAAATGCCTAGCCACCACCAACGTCACGAGGCCCGAAAGTGGCGGAGGATGTCCTAGTTTTAGTTGAAGGTTGGTAACGGCGGTGGCGCCGGTTTCGATAGAATCTGGTCGCCAAAACCTTAAATCCTAGAAAGGAACCAA